AACACATACACAAGGTCATCCTATGCAATTCAGTACCACTGCTGATGGTACATTAAATGGTGGCACATTGTATTATAATAGTACAGGTTCATCAGGTGCTGTTGTTGCAGATTACGAGGAAGCATTTAAACCTTGGTTTATAATGAATCCAGATGAGAATAATAGAATTTACTATTATTGTCAGTTCCACAGATATATGTCTGGGTTTACAGGTGACGAAGGTTATATGCAACTTGATAGTGCTACACAGACAGGTACTGCAGGAGTTGTAAACAACACTTATTATATTGAAGGATACTATGGAAGTGGTGCCACATTAGATTATTCAAGATATGCAAATGGTCATTCTAGAATTATAGGTATGTCATTTGATGGGTATCCTATTTACGGACCTTTTGGAAGAACAGGTAATACATATGCTAAAGAAAGATCAGGATATAGATTAAGAACTACTCCAGAATTACAAGGTGCTAGACCAATAGTCACTACTGCTAGTACAGTCACTTATGCTGTAACTGTATCTAATAATAAATTTCTTTTTGATGGAGCATCTCCTACTTTCTTATCTTTGGATAGAGGAAAGACTTATGTCTTTAATCAATTAGATTCTTCTAATGCTCCTTCCCAACACTTATTCATATCAACAACAAGTGATGGTTGGCATGCAGGTTTAGTTGGTGATAGTGCATATCTTTACACAGGTCAAGGTGTAGAGTATTGGATTGATGGTTCACAACGACCATATCAAACTTGGGTAAGTTTATTTAATACTGCTAGTACACAGAGAGAAGTGCGTTTTACAGTTCCTGTAGATGCACCAGGTAATCTATATGTCTTTGCTTATATCACTGCAGGTATGGGATTAAGATTAGTTAATAGAGGTTATCAATTAGGAGATCTTGTAGATGATTATATTTTTGATGAATCTGATGCATGGTCAAGTACAGCAAGTTATGTTCAATATGATACTGTAAGAAACGCAGGATATATTTACGAAGCAACTGCATCAATAAGTGCAGGTGGTAGTGCACCTACACATACAACTGGTACTACAAGCAATTGGAAATATTTGGCAATCGTAGGAACTTTAGATTATTATAATGGTAGATTCTCTCAGACTCCAGAATATCCAAATGGAACTTATGCATATTATATGACTGAGGATGCTGCAGGTAATCCAACATATCCTTATGCTATAGGTCCGAAATATTATGGTGTGCCTTTATTTGAAGGTAGTACAGTCCCTCCACTAACAACTAACTTCCCAGAAGGTGCTGAGGCAGAAGTTGTTTTGAGCACGACTAATGCAGGTCAACTTGACTATGTTAGGATGACTAAGTTTGGTGATAATTACTTTGGTCCTGCACAAGCAAGAGTTTTAGGTGGTACTGGAACTGGTGCTGCAGGTAGTCCTATTGTACAAACAGTCACAGGTCTTTCTTTATTAAATTCTGGTAGAAATTATGCTACTCCTCCAACTCTTATATTTGAAGGTGGTGGTGGACAAGGTGCAGTTGGTGCTGCTGAAATCGATACACTTGGTAAAGTAAATAGTATTTCTATTGTTAATCCAGGTGAGTTTTATCAAGAACCTCCTTATATTCTCATCACTGGTGGTGGAGGTATTGGTGCGAAGGCAACAGCAACTATATTCCAAGGTGCTATAACAGGTATTACAGTTACTGAACCAGGTGTAGGATATACATCTGTACCTAATATTGTATTTACAAAATTAGTACAATTAAAACGTAAAGCAAGATCAAGACAAGCATTTAACTCTTCTGCAATTTACTTAACTGGATTAATCAAGAGTGTCACTGCTAATGATTCAAACATATATGTTGATTCTACAGATGCGTATCCTGGTTCTGGATCTATTATTCTTAATAGAGAAACAATAAGTTATACCTCTAAATCTGCAGGTAAATTCACTGGTCTAACTCGTGGTGTAAACTTTAACTATGACCAAAGAGTTATATTAGACCCAAATCAAAATAATCCTGATGGATCATCAAACTATAAATTTAATGTTGGTGATAGAGTTATTAGAAAAGTTGAAAATGCTAATAACAAAGTTGCTAAGGTATATGATTGGGATGCTAATACAAGAGAATTATTAGTCACATTTGAGGTTGATGAATTAGCATTTATTGACGGTGGTAGGGCAGCGACTGAAGATGCTATCGTACAATTTGATGGTGGTGTTGCAGATAGTTCTGCTGCAGGAGTATTACCACATGTAATTCTTACAACTGCAGGTACTTCTATAGATTTATTGACTGAACCTTTATCTGTATTGGCAGATAGGTCTTTCCAAGATATATTACCAACTGTTGCAGGTGACGGTATTGCTGATTTAAGTAATACTAATACAACATATGCAAATCAAATTGCACTTGATGGTGGTATTTACAATTCACTTTATGGTATCGAGGAAACACAGGGTGGTACTAACACAACTCTATTCCAAGTTGGTGATAATATTAAAGATGGTGATGTACCATTTAAGTATGCAACAATTACAACTGCAGGTGGATTATCAGAAGGTGTTGAACACACTGCACTTATAGATTTATATTTGGATAGTGCAACTGGTAATGGTCAGAACTTCTCTACTAACGAAATAGTTAGTGGTGGAGTATCTGGTGTACAAGCAACTGTTGTTTCTTGGATACCTTCAACAGGTGTATTAACAGTTAAGGATGTTATACCATTCAATACTAATAATATAAATGTTGGTATTGCAGGTTATCTTTATGAGTTTTCATCAAAGAATACTATTACTGACTTTGTGATTACAAATCCTGGCACTAACTATACTGCAGTTCCTACTGTAGCAATAGAAAATACAGGTGATATACAAGCAATTGGTACTGTGGTCATGACAGCTGCAGGAGATCAAGTTGCATCAATTACTGTAAACAATGGTGGATATGGTATTCCACAAACTGTGGATGGAACATATGCCTTACATCCTACAATAACATTTACTAATAATGCCAGTGATACTACTGGTGCTAATGCTGCTGCACAGGCAGTTTTAGGGGGAGAATTAGTTAACGGAAATGGCGGTGCTTCTTATAGAATTAAGAGTATCGAATATTCTGCAATAGTTCGATCCAAATAGGCATAAATAAACAGGAGGACATAATAGTCACATACAATGGCAGCTCTATTAACAGACCAATTTAGAATTTTTTCAGCACAAAAGTTCATAAAGGCACTTGAAGGTCCTAATGCAACCGAGAGTGATACGGTTGCGGGTGCAACAAGAGATAGGTTATATCTTTTCATTGGTAGACCACAAACATGGGATAATGAAAACTCACCGCCTCAGGCAGTGGATTCATTCTCAGAGTTTTCTGGTTCTTATGATGACATGGTATCCCTAAAAAGAGTGCTGGCTTCAGATACCGTGCAGGTTGTTCGTAGAATTGACTGGGTTTCTCCAGAACAAACTACTGGTGGATTAGGTTTTACCTATGACATGTATCGTCATGATTACTCACCTAGTAAAACTGCTGCTTCTGGTGCGACTAAACTTTACGACTCTGATTTTTATGTCGTAAACTCTCAGTATCAAGTATATAAAGCAATCTACAATGGAACAAGTCCGTCCGATCCAAATGGCAAGCCTAGCACTGTCGAGCCTACTGGTACTAGCACTAGCATCATTACTACTGGCGATGGGTATCGTTGGAAGTACATGTACACTATTCCAGTTGCAAGCGTTCTTAAGTTTTTCTCAAACGACTACATGCCAGTATTCACCAACGCTGCTGTTCAAACCAACGCAGTTGCAGGTGAAGTCGATACTGTTGTTATTAACGCAGCTGGGTCTGGTTACAACAATGGTACCTATGACAATGTAGCGATCAACGGTGATGGAACTGGTGGTCGTGTTTCTATCGTTATTGACGGTGGTAAGATTATATCTGCTACTGTGACATCTGGTGGTACTGGATATACATTCGGTAAAATCAGTGTTGACAACATAACTGGTATCGGTACTGGTACTGGTGGACAAGTTGATGTTATCATTCC